TAACAGCACTATATCTGACAGCGGCCAATGGAGTAGATTTATTAAGAATAATATTGTAATCGCTGTCAGGTACAATAATTGATTCGTTAATACTGCTTGGGCTATTTTGTTCAGCTAGTACTTTTAAAGTGTTTTTATTAGTAAAACTAGCTGCCCTATAAATTAAATTTACATCATAATATTGAATAAAGTTGCGAAGATCTTTGTGATCTATTATACCTAGATTGGTTTGATATTCAGCAATCCAATTAATGTAACTTGCGGCTCTGTCTATTGTTTTTGTAAGATAATTGTAACCGTTGACTACTACATCTGATTGAACCAGTCGTTGATTTGTTTCGCTGTTAATAAATTGATCTAATGTAGCATCATAAACAATTTTATTAACACTGGCACCTTCAGCAAAATAATGTGCTGTATCGGTCAACGCCATGATTGTTTGAACAGCAAACGGATAAGAGCTGCTGTTTCTCCATGCAGTTTCAACAGGACTATATTGACCAATGGTCCAATTTGTGCCAAATTTTTGACTAGTGGCGTTTGAAGTCATGAAGCCCAGTGGTGGTTTTAGGTTTCCGTTTTCATCAACAGGTATATAATTTAACAAATCTGGTCTTGCAAATCTTGTATCATATCCTTGTTTAGAACCTGCTGCAATATATCCAGCTGCTAAATCATTCCACAGAATTTCATTACCAGAAGTATATGGTGCAGGGCCATAAGTATCTTGCCACCAACTTGGTTCTTCGCTAAACCCCAACATTTGCCAAGGAGTTATTGCTGGATTTTGAGTATCGTAGAAATATTCATAACAGGCACGCCAAGAGCCTGGTAATAATTCTCCGTCTAGAGAATCAGGACAACTGCTATAATTGTAAGTAAACGGATCAGTGTCACTGTATATTGTGTTGTCTGTATAATTTAATCTATTAAAGCCCACCCATGGCAGATAATTTTCTGCCACTTGTCTATTGTAATCTTGAACTGTAAAATCATTGGTTCTAAATTTACCAGGTTTCGCTTTATAGATATTAATTACTTTACTATCAAAAATAACCTTAATATTATTGTAAATTCTTCGTTCAAGTTCTAACAGCAAATCATCGCGGAAGTCATTATAAACTGGAGTTAAACTGCCGTCATGCCCGCGAATAAATTGTTGCGGTGTTGTATAAGTAGTATCTGTAATAATTTCAGGATCAAATTTTGGATACAGCCCTAACTTAGTTGGTGTTTCAGGGATACAGCACCCATCGGTGTCTCTGTATTCAAAAATTTCTAATGTGTCGCTGATTGTACGGACTAAACTGTCTTGCAAAATTATTGAAGGAATTGTTTCACTAAAAACATAGTCGTGTCCGTACAACAATTGTTCGCCGTTCAAATAAACAAGAACAGCTGAATTTGTCAGTGCTGTAGGATCGTATATTGATGAAATTTGATAATTTGTTTTGGCAGCATCAAAAATTGTATAGGTAATGGTATTTTTATTTTGTCCATAAGGAACCATACCGCTATAAAAATAAGGAAACTCTTTGGTTTTAAATTCGTTAATCTTTGTTAAAATTGAGTCAACAGCTTGTGCAGGAGTCCAAGTAGCAACTTTGCTGCCTGTTTCAGCTAATGATAAAAATTTGTTTTTAAATTTAATGTATTCTTGCTCTGCAAATACAACCGCAGTAAAAAAGTTATACTGTTCATTTGTACTAAACATCATGGCATAACTTAAGGGTGCTGCATGTTGCAATATTGTACCATTATTAACATTAATGTCAATGTCTCTTAAGTTACTTGCTCCAGGAAATTGTCCAACAAAATCTAAATTGTCAAGTGTTCCTGCTTTAAAATGATTTCTTAGATCGCCAAGTGTACCATAAGTGAAATTTGCATTCAATAGATTGTTGTTTAAGTTATCAGGAACTTCATAGTAAGCTAAGGTACCTGCACTAGTAGTATTGCTGTAGACTCTTATGGTAATTCTATCGTTTTCTTTAATTACAGCAGGATCAATAGCTATTTGTTTATTGCCATTTGGTATGTCATAAATCGAATATCTATTTGATGGAATTTGCTTAAAATTTGCAAATACAAAAAGATTTTGACCTACTGTATTGACTTCAGGCACTACATCTATGTTAAACAAATTATCTATACCGTCGTAGATATAGCTGAATAATTGAAACTGCTTGGTCTGTTCATCAGCAGTAGACCAAGTATTTAGAATAGAATAGTCAACCAATGAAGTATTTTTATGCAGATATCCTATATTAATGAACTTTGTATAGTTTACTCTATCAATTGTATAGGTAAATGTATCTGTAGCAAAATTATTTTGAAATTTAATGTCGCCGATATTATTAAAACTTTGATAAGTTAGCGGGAATCCCAATACACTGTCATCGGTACCGGTGCCTTCAACATAAGAAAATATTTTAGTACCGTTAAAAGAAGTTGTGTTATCATTGATAGGATACTTTGTTCTGTCGCCTAAACTATAACCTTCTGTATCAAATACATCAAATAAAGGTGCTTGATTAATGCTGTTTTTTGCTTGACCTTCTTGCCAGTCTACACCGTCAAAGTAAAATGTTTTGTTTTGATTAGTTGCTCCGCCAAACACAGCCACTGTTTCGTTGGTAGTAACTTGCCCGTCATCTGCTAATACCAAATGTATTAACTTTGGAGTTAAAACACTTGCGTCTTGATCAATTAATTCAACTTGCCAAATTTTACTTTTAACATCACTGTCTGTGCTGGCAGAAAAAACAATACGCATTCCTTCAGCAACATAAGTTTGATCTAAATAAACACCAGCAGTGCCTTCAACTGTTAAAAACGGATCAGTCGTTATAGTATCAAATATATCTATGGGCTGTTTAGCAACAGTGCCAAAATTATAAAGTTGCAGACTGGGATTAAATTCTAAAATAGGTCTGCGAGCTTTGCCGGTTGCGCTGATATCATATGATTGTCCGTTATAAATTTCAGTTAATGCAATAATATCTTTATGGAACCATCTATTTCTGCGGCTCCACGCATTAAGATCAATGCTGCTTCTATTGATAGTAATATAGTCAGGATCTGTTAACGATGTCAATGGGTCAACGGTGATGCTACCATAAAATGCACGACCAATATAATATGGATATACAGGATTATTTGTTGTATCTGTAGTACAGAAGTAAGCGTAAGTTCCATTGGGAAATTCTGGTGTAACACAGAATCTACCGTTATACTGATCTAATGTGCCTGATCCTTGATTATATGTCCAGTCTTCAACAAAAACTCCAGATAGAAATTCAAATGTTATTGTGGTATTTTTTGTTAAAGTAACATTTGAATTCAATTGAATTTGATTAGTTCCGCCTGGGAAAGGTTCTGGACCTTGTGCTGTTGCCAGGCCCAGATTTTCGATCCAATACTGACTTGGTGTAAGGCCTGCTGTGTTAACTGTGGCTCGCATGCCTGGATTTAGACCGAAAGTACTTGATACAGTGATATAGCTGTTTGCAGTAGTGTTTGCTGTGACATTTACAGTTACTGCACCAGGTCTATTGTCGCCGGTATTTGTGCTTTTATAAGAACTACTCATTCTTATAACTGGAGAAGCACTGTCTTCAGGATTTAAATAACCAAATGGTCCGTAAATAGGATATCCGTCAGCTGCAAAACCAATTATTTTACTATGGCCATCAGTTTGAGTATATGATCCACCAGTAAAGCCCGATACATTACCCCAAGCATTTGCTGTAATAAACTTATTGTTTACATAGTGATACAGACCGTTATTGTCAACAGTACCTCCGTATTGATCTTGTCCGTCTAGTTGTGCTTCAGTTGTAATTAAATTCCATGTAGAACCGTTAAGTCCAGGCACTGACCAGCCGTTAACTGTTCCGAACAAGGGAATACCAACCAGTGTCATACCGATTGGGCCAGTTTCGTAAGCAAGACTTGCGTGATCCCCTTGTGTGTCTTGGCCGCCTCTGTATGGATAAACAAATTCTAGATCTTGAACAATCAAATTATTTTTATTATTAGCATTAGGAAAAGTACCTATTTCTGCTGTAGTGGGGTTAGCATTACTGTTAATGGTAATTTCATCTTTGCCTGCACTGATAGTTGCCGTTGCACTATCTGTAAAACTTGTAGTGGGTACATAAGTACTGCTAACTTGAGTGGGGTTAAAAACTAAACTGTCTACTGACACCAAAGCAATTGCAGTACCAACACCTTCAACATAAAATTCTTTATTTTGATAACTAGCGGGTGTAACTGAAGAATCAAATTTGACTTTAAGACCATTAGAAAATACCACACCATTAGGGCTTTGATATTGTTGTTTTCCTAAAATTTCTGCGTCTATATCAATTATGTTACTGCCAAGGTCTGCAATTTTAATAGTACCATAAGCTGCAGCTATGTTGCCTACTTGATAATACAGTGTATCTAAATTTGCAGTAATAACAGGAATTTCGGTAATTTGATAACTGGCATTGGTATACCATTGTGTATTGCCATTGTCTACACCAGAAGTAACCAAAACTTTATTGTTAACAGGCAATGCTGTTTCAAATGTCAAATTAACATAGGAATCTAAACCTACTACGGTAATATTAATTCGCCAAATGCCATACCTTTGACTGGCAGGCACAGTCATTGAGCTGGCAGTCCAATCTGCATCGTTGGTGCTGTTACTGGTAAAAATTAAATATTTTCCGTCTAAATTATTTCTCTGTCCATCAATACCACCATAGTCTGTAACGATGTCAGACAGCAATTGACCTTGAAGTTGACTGTAATTTAAATTAGTTGCCAAGTTTACATTTTGTAAAATCGGCATGTTAATATATTCATCTTGTGCAGTCTGTAAAGGCACTGTAAAGGTCACAGTGCCAACATCGTCACCATTATTAGTAACACCTAAAATCTGTCTACTAGATAAATTATTATTGTTTATTTGTAGACCACTAACACCAGGATCTGTTTGTATCCAAAATGGATTTTGAGACTGATTTAGTAAAAATTGATAAGTTTTTCCTCGCAACAGTGTAATGATGGGATTTTTTACACCAGTTTGTTGGTTAAAATAAACAATGTTTCTATTAGCGTCTAAACTAACATAGTAAGATGTACCAGGATTGTCAACATTTGCAATTATGTTTACTGCTGCAGGCCCATTTGGTAACCAATAATATTCCCCGTAGTTTACAAATTTGTCTGGATCTATATAAGGTGAATAAGAATAATAATCTTCTTTAAACAACTTATTAGGGTCCGAAATATTAGAACTAAAATAATTTAATTGTTGTAAAAATTCAGGATAAGTTACTGCAAATTCTATTTCATTGTTGGTTTGATTTTTATAAACAATGCCAGGCTCTAGTTGATAATTTGCTCTACTGGCACTGGGTTCTCTGATAAAACTGTTGATATTACTGTTACCAGGGCTAAACTTTCTTCCCACATACCCGCTAATAGGTTGCATACTTGGATCAGTTACTAGTTGATCCAAGGTAGCATTTAGGAATTTTTTGTTAGTTTCGCTTTGAAACTGTGTAGGAAGAAAAGGATAAGTTTTAGTTACCGGCATTGTTTTCTATCAAGTAATAATAGTATTTACCACTGAATTTTGTAGGTTCAATTGAGCTGCTGTGATTGAACTTATAATTTCAATGTTGTCTACTGTGGCTGCACTTATTAAAATTTCGTTAGGCAAACTTGTAATTTGTTGTAAACTTCCATAGACTTGGTTAGTGCTGTTGGGAACAATGATTATACTACTGACATATGGAGCCATACTTTGTTGAATATAAGTTGCCAATTCAGTAAAATAAAATGTTTCACCAAAATCCCAATTGGTAGTGGCAAAGAACTGATTTATAAAACTTAAAATTCTACTTCGTATTTCGTTGTCAGTAACTGTAATATTGCTGTTTTTAACTACTTTGAAAGTAGCTTGTAGTTCAGGACTTGCTTTAGCTCCAAACAATGGTTTAAATGTAGCACTGCTGTAAATGATAGCATCACTGACACTCTTGTAATTTTCTAAGCTTTGATAAGCTAACCTTAATTCTTCGCTATTGGGTTTTTCTGGATATTCAACCGTGCCGGTTGCGTCTTCTACCCAAGATCTATAAGCGTCTTCATAATTTTTTGTCAGCAAATATAAGTCAATTAAATTATTTGGACTTGGATCTATTCTACTGTTGCCAGGTGCGTTGTGTCTATATTGGAAATCTAAAGATTCTCTGCCAACTCTTGCTATGTAATCGGTGCTTTCAGTCAGAGATGAACTTGTCGATGTTATAGTAGATACATAAAATTTTTCATCTGTGGTTGTATAAAAAATTTGCCCTGACGGGTAGTTATTAATATTAGGTAACAATGCAACTTTTGTTGCGTAAGTTGTTACTACCGTCGATTCTGGAATTGGAGTATAAGTTACAAAACTGTCGTAACCATAGGTCTTTATAAAAAATACATACTTAGTTGTAGGGGCCACGGTGGGCTGCACTATAGTATTAAATATATCAGGATTGTCAGGCACTCCGTCATCGTTGCTGTCACTGTAAGTAACTTGAACTTTGCTATTATCAACAAATCCATCTACTTCTGGTATTTGATCATAGATATACCAATATATGTTATTTGATAATGGTACTCCAGTGTCAGGATCTCCGTTAACTCTTAATACATTTACAAAATCGTTGATAGTTTTTCCTGTTACAGGATCAAATATTTTAGTTGATTTGTCAAAGTAAAATTTTGTTTGGTCAACGCTTTGAAATACATATCCTAATCCACGAGATTGCACACTGTAAATTGTTCCGCTTAATGTAAAACTCAACAACCAGCTGGCGTCTCTGTTCAGCCCAGCTGTGTCGCCTTGATTAGTTTGACTAAAATCGCTGGTTAGGTCAATGTCTTGAGCGGTAATTATTTTCCATGTTCTCAGAAATTGATCGTATCTAATACCAAATTCTGTATAGCTACTAATTAAAGAAATTAATTGTGCTTGAAAACTATTAGTAAAACTGTTGCTGAAAGCAGGTATAACAGTAATAGCTTGAGCATCAGCTGGTACATTATCACTGAGCGCAACTGGTCCTAGTCCTGTAGGCAATACTCCTTGACTACCGTTGCCTACTAGACTGGTAATTGCAACATACAAATATTGATTACCGTTAGCAGGTATTAATCCAGAACTAGGGATAGGTTGAATATCGTTATTACTATCAAAATAGTTTCCTGCGCCTGGACTAAAAATAATAATACTGTCCTGATTCATGTAAACATTGTTGCCGGTAACATTAGCACCAATTTGTTGTGGATCATCAGAGCTGTTAACAAAATAACCTGTGCAACTGCCTGAACCCACAGTAGTTCTGGTCCAATATAAATCGCTTAGAGCAAATCTATTAAAATATTCATAATAGAATTGCAGTAAAGGTTTACCTCTTATAATAGGTAAAATTTCATTTTTAATAACTTTATTGATGTCACCTGTTGTGGACCAAGTAAAAGTCCTAGTTGTATTAGCAGATTCTTTATATAGAATACCATCATCACAGTAAATGTTAGTGCTGCTGTATCTGCCAGTGTTGTCAACAACATCTAAATATCTGCTGGTGCCACTGCTGACTCTGTTGACTGCTTTTACTTTGCTTAAACTACTGAATTGACTGTAGGGAAATGTATTGTAGTCTTCGCCAGTAATCATTCTATTTTGGGAATAGTATTGTTGCGGTGCTTTGCTTTTTATTTCATTGATATTCTCACGGGCCGATGCATTAATAACTGTGGTTTTTAAACTGGCAGAAACTTCTAGTGTTTCTAATTTGCCGCGGCGACTAATGTAAGGTATTCTTATTTGAATATTTTGCATTTCGTCGGGTGTTATTTTATAAGTTAACCCAGCACTTACCCTAAAGTAACTTCTAAAATTGCCAAACGGTATGTCAGCAAAAGTTCCGTCACCAAACACTAAATCAATTTGGTCATTGGATCTACTGTTAACTTGATAGCTGGTTTTAGGTGCGCCGTTGTTATAAATTACATTATAGCCTGACACACTGGGTATACTGGACCATTGCTGACTAATAGTTCCAATGTTGTTTAACTGATATAACCAAACATCTGTGTTGTTGATATTGTCGTAATTAATGCTAATGACATTGTTGGGTATTTTTTCACTTACTGTAAACTGTTGTGACTGCAACGAGCCTTGTTTAAAGTAAAAGAAAAATCCTGTATTATTACTGGCATTGCCCCTGTTGTCATTTCTATATAATATGTTAAACAAATTGCCTGGTGCTGGGCCAACTTCGTAAATGTAATTTTGATTTACGCTGGTAGCACTGACAGCTTCAAATCCAAATATTGTACCGTTTATTGTAGATTGATACGGGATAGTACTAGGAGTTCCTGGAGCAATATTAATACCGTACTCGTCATTTTTAATACCAGCAATCTGCTGGCTGTTTCCAGGCTTACCATAATTTTGACTGGCAGGAAATGTAGCGTTTAACACTGTAACAAATTGTTCAAACCAGTTTATGTTAGTGCTGTCGCTCCATTTAATAATTTGATTAGATAAATCTATGCCGTTGCTATCAATGACTTGTTCTGTAGTCTGAACACTGTCAAATTTTAAGAATCCTGCGGCTGCAATATTTCTGCTGGGATTATAACTAACAAGTTTAGCTAACTTCAGCACACTGTCACGGCGTTCAGCCGTAGCTAAAAAGTTTTCTCTGGCATTGAGATCATTTCTAAAAGCTAAGTTTTGACCTAAAAATGCAATAAGGTCTATCAATGCAATGTATTCACTGCTTTCAGTGTAGTCGTTAAAGTCTTCGGGATAATATAAACGAAGATAATCAATCATTGCCTTTCGCAGTGTTTGAAAATCATAGCTTTGAAAGTCTGCGTTTTTGAAACTTTCGTAGATTTTTGTCCAGTCTTGGTTAACTAAAAGATTGCTTTGTCGTGTAGTATTGGCCATACTTATTCCATTTTAAGTATTTATTACACTAAAAGTATGGGTCAAACTCTGGTAATAGATTTACTTTGTTGATCAAACTGCAGGGCCAATGTACCTACTTGATTGGTTTGTACAAATATTAAGTCCAGTTCTATTTGTACACCGCGATCATACTGTGTAATCACAGCACTGCGAACGCCAATACGGGGATCAGAAGCTACTACTTTTTTAATGTCTGTTTCAATGGCTTGTTTAGTAGCATCATTGAAAGGTTCAAAGATTAAATCCCAAATTACAGTACCGTAGTCGGGATTCATAAGTTTTTGACCTTTTGGAATATTAAAATGATTAATTAAATCTTGTTTGACAAGGTCAAAGTCTGTTAACCTGTAGTTAGCAGTGCCTGATATTGTGCTGAAACCTTTGTATAATGCCATACTGTATTTAATGTTTTATTAGGAAGCCCCAACTATAGTTTTAGATGCTTTGCTGGTTTGTATAATCGCAACTTGATTTTGACTGTATCTGCCTTCTTGATAGAATTGATTGATTTGTTGAGTATTTTCTATGGCATAACCTGTATACCAAGCCACTGCTGCGTTAGGCCCCACATGATGGCTGACACTCATTAAACCTGCTGTTTGATCTATAGGAGTGTCTGCAGTAATTACCCCTGCTGTTTGCAAGGCGCTGTAATTTTGTGTGGTGTAAACATTCATGGCATAGTCTTGATACTCAGCTGTAGTCAAAAATTCATTAAGGCTGTTAGGTTGGCCAGGACCGCCTATCCAATTGTTTGGATTATCAATGGCTGCCAAAGTCTGTGGAGTTCCTGGTTTTAAATAACCAGCTGATTCAAGTGCTGCTGCACTGAGACCATATCTACCAGCATACCCTTCAACGCTAACAGTTTCGTATGTGCCGCCGCTGTTGGTATATCCTGTTTGTGCTAGATATGCTTGATATTCGTCTTGGGACAAAGCACCAAGGCCTTGTGCGGCTTCAGGCTGGCTAATGAATGCGCTGGCGGGTGCTGGGTTATCTATATTTGATGCTGTAGCCACTTCTACATTTTGACTTGATGTCAAATTTTGTGTGGCCACGGTTTCACCTGTAACGGTTGTTATGTTTGAATCGGCCTGCTGATTAAAGTCAGCAATAGCTTCTTGTTGTTCAAGTACAGCAGCAATATTGCCTCTTATATATGGTTCGTGCGTTGGCACTCTATAACAAATACTAGATAAACTGTTAGTCCTTATTACCCATTGGTTATCTGCAAAAATAGTATCAGGGCTCAAGAAACTAGGTATAGGTTGTGGACTGGGCAATTCTCCGCCACCACCACTGTTTAAACCAATGGTACTGCCTTTTAACTGCATACCACCTGTTGCTGTTAAGCTCATAGTACCACCGCTGTTTATAGCAACACGGCTGCGTCCTTTAAGGCTGGTTTGGCCGCCAAACAAACTTAACTGTTGTTTGCCCACTACACTAGTATAGTTCGAACCTTCAATTTCAACTACTGTGCCTTTCATTCTCAAATAACGATTGGCATTGATCATTACATCCCTGTCACTGTGCAGTTGAATATTACCTGAACTTCTTACACTTAGATCTCTTGAATTATAAATTAGTACATCACCTTCTTTAGTCAGCTCCACCCAAGCTGTACCAGTAGCGTTACTGATATAAACAAATCCTTCAGAATCGTTCATCATTATTTGATGACCTGCAGCAGTTTTTAATCTAACTAGATTATTCTTGCCATAGATATCGCCGTCATCCAATACTAAACTGTGACCATTTAATCTTGCTGTTACTGTGGGTGGTGTAAATGTTCCTGTGCTGACCTGTTGATTTAAATTAGAAATATTTTTA